TGGTCAGGTAAACCTTGACGATATGCTTAACGCTACGCCTGGTGGCATTATCCGAGTTAAGAATCCTAATGCTCTGATACCTTTGCAAGTGCCTTCAGTTACAGGTCAAGCGTTCCCAATGTTTGAGTATCTGGACGGCGTAGCAGCAAAGCGTACAGGCGTTTCAGACGCTAACGCAGGTCTTGATCCTGACGTACTCAATAACGTCACAGCAACGGCTGTAGCGGCTATGATGAAGTCTAACTCTGGTAAGTTGGAGTTGATCGCTCGTGTGTTCGCTGATACTGGCGTTAAGTCGCTGTTCAGAGGTATCTTGCATCTATTGGGCAAGTATCAGGACAAGGCAAAGCTAGTCCGTATGCGTGGCAAATATGTGCAGTACGATCCTAGAACGTGGGCGAATGAATACGACATTAGCATTAACGTAGGTCTTGGCTCTGGCGATAGAGATCAGAAGTTAGCTATGTTGCAGATGATTCTGGCTAAACAAGAGCAGATATTGCAGCAGTTCGGGCCATCTAACCCGTTAGTATCGGTAGGTCAGTATCGCACCACGTTAGCAAAGTTTATTGAGTCAGCAGGGTTTAAAGATGCAAACGCATTTCTTAACGAGATTACTCCTGAACAAGATGCTGCTCTTGCACAGCCTCAGCCTCCATCACCCGATGCACAGGCAGAGGTTGCTAAGATGCTTGCGGACGTTGAACGAGAGAAGACCGCAGCGAAGTCGCAGATTGAAGCTGAGAGATTAAGACTCAAACAGCAAGAATTAGAAGCTCAATATACCCAAAAAGGTATAGAGATGGCTATGAAGAATCAGCAGCAACAGTCTGACATCAAGATTAAAGAAGCACAGTTAGCTGTTCAGCAGTTACAGGCAATCCTAACGATGGATATGGCAGACGAACAGATGCGTCAGAAGCAAGCTGAGATTGTCCTGAAAGCGATTAAAGAATTAGGTGGTTTAGTCCAATGAGTAAAGCAGATTGGGCAGCTCGAATACTTCAAGATGAGCGATTCATTGAGGTAATGAACGAGCTAAAAGAGTTAGAGATACAGAAGTTTAGAAGTACAGATTACAGCGACATGGAACTACGTGAACAAGCGTATCTACGCCTCAGGGTTCTAGAGGATATAGAAGGTTATATTCAAGGGCTTACTAACCAGAAGCTCATTGACGCAAAAAGATGGAAGATTTTGTAGTCCGTATAGGGCGGTTCCCTATATAATTATGGAAATGAAAACATGAGCGATACTGAAAGCACCAATCCAGAGGGAAGTGCACAGTTAGATGTAAATGGTGCAGCAAACGCTATTTTGGGATTAATGGGTACTGATGACGGCTCCGAACAGGAACAACCAGAACAGAGCGCAGAATCCAACGATAGCGATGCCGAATCAGAGGAATACGAGGAATCGGATGAATCTGAGGTAGAACAAGAAGAAGCTGATGAGTCAGAAGAACCTCAAAAATTCCGAGTGAAAGCTGCGGGAGAAGAACGTGAGGTAACCCTAGATGAACTCATTAAGTCGTATCAACTTGGCACTGATTATACAAAGAAATCGCAAGCTGTAGCGGAAGAACGTAAGGCGGTTGAGGCCGAACGCCAAGCAGTTCAAGAAGCGAAGCAACTCCGTGATACTTATGCGGAGAGGTTGCAGTATATCGAGCAAGCCTTGATGCAGCCTCAAGAAACAGAGAATCTAGAATACCTGAAAGAGACTGATCCTATTGGATACGCTGTTAAGGTTGCAGAGATGTCTCAAAGGGAAAAGCAGTTAGCGCAGGTTCGTGCTGAGAGACAACAGATCGCTCAACAGCAGGAATACGACAGACAGCAGCAACTACGTGCAACGGTCGCACAGGAAGCTGAGAAGTTAGTCAGTGCGTTACCTGAATACGCTGATCCTGTTAAGGGTGAAGTGATCCGTAAAGAGATACGCAGCTATGGTAAACAGGCTGGATTCTCGGATGATGAACTAGCGAATGTATTTGATTCTCGTGCTGTATTAACGCTATATAAAGCTATGCAGTACGATAAATTGAAAGCATCGCAACCAGCTATTGCTAAGAAGGTGAATGACGCACCAAAGGCTATGAAGTCAGGTGTATCACAACCAAGAGATAGTAATGCTGAGGATATGAAAAAACTGAAGGCTAGGGTAAGACAATCTGGAAGGATTGGCGATGCCGCAGCCGCTTTTGAACGATTCTTATAAGGAATAATCATGCCAACATTTCAAACATTTACCGCTATCGGTATGCGTGAAGATTTATCTGACGTTATCTATAACATCAGCCCAACAGATACACCAATTATGTCGTCTATCGGTAAGACTAGCGCAACTGCTGTTTACCACGAGTGGCAGACAGATAGCTTGGCTGCTGCTACTACCGCTAACGCTGCGGTTGAGGGTGCAGACGCAACTTCCGCAACTTTATCTCCAACGACTCGTGTAGGTAACTACACTCAGATCGTACAAAAGACTGTACAAGTATCTGGTACTTTGGACAAAGTAAACAAAGCAGGTCGTAAGTCAGAAAAGGCTTACCAATTAGCTAAGGCTTCTGCTGAGTTGAAGCGTGACTTAGAGACAATCATCACAGCTAATCAAGGTCGTAGCGCAGGTACATCAACTGTTGCTCGCACAATGAGTTCATTGTTGTCATGGATCAAGACCAACAGCTCACAAGGCAGTGGTGGTTCTGCTCCAGCAACTTCAGGTGTATCTACCCGTACCGATGGTACTCAGCGTACTGCTACTGAAGCACTCTTGAAAACTGTTGTTGCATCGATTTTCGATCAAGGCGGTTCACCAAAAGCTGTATTCGTTGGTTCTGCTGGTAAGCAAAAGATGTCAACCTTTGCAGGTATCGCTGTAAATCGTTATCAGATCACCAAGCCTGAAGCTGGCGTTATCATCGGTGCTGCTGACATTTATCAGTCTGACTTTGGTCAATTGTCTATCGTTCCAGATCGTTTCATGCGCTCACGTGACATGTTGATCTTGGATCCTGAGTACGCTGCAATGGCTTATCTGCGTCCATTCATGACGAATGACTTGGCTAAGTCTGGTGACTCCGAGAAAACTCAGATTCTTGCTGAAGTTACTCTCGAAGTTAAGAACGAAGCAGCTCACGGTATTGTGGCCGATTTAGATTTCTCACTATAATTTGAATAGCCCCTGCCTAATGGTGGGGGCTTTTTAGAGGGATTAATGGAAAACTTTCGTACTCAGACGGTTCATGCGGACGGTGATGGCGGTATTATCATCGAAACTAATCAAGATATATCTGACATCTTGGAGCGCAACAAAGCGTTACAGGAAGTGGATAAAGCTAGGACAGGAGCAACAGAAGATTTACATTTAATAGGCTCAATACCTTTTACGGCTATTGATAAGCTAAATCAAATGGGAATCATGCGTGGCTTCTACATAGTGGATGAAGTAGCGTTTAAGAAGTGGCTAAATCATCCAGACCAAGCTCCATTAAAGATATATCGAGGAACAGTATGAGAGTTGGCGTTTGTATTCCATGCAGGGACGAAGTACATACAGGTTTTGCGTTTGATTTTGCTAGGATGGCTGCACATGATGCGTCTGTCCGATGCAAGGACGGTAAGGGTGGTCTAAGCCTCTATACGATGCCTGGAACGCTTATATTCGATCAGCGTGAGAAGTTAGCTCAGGTAGCATTAAAAGAGGGCTGTGACGCTGTTCTGTACATTGATAGCGATATGCGTTTTCCTCCTGATCTGATAACGATTATGTTATCTCGTGAGGTTGGAATCGTAGGTGTCAATGCTGTCACTAGACGTAAACCATGTATGCCAACGGCTAAACTGTTAGTTAAGTCAGAGGATGAGAAGGGGATTCGCCATCATTGGTCTAATGTCGATTCTCGTGGTAAGGAAGGTATTGAGAAGATTACTGCTGTTGGTTTTGGGGCGGTAATGATTCGTAAGGAAGTGTTTGAGAAGGTTCCTCAGCCGTGGTTTGATGCAGGATGGGGGCCAACTGGTGTAGTCGGTGAGGATGTTCACTTTTGCGTTAAGGCTGGTGATAATGGCTTTGATACTTGGGTGGATCACGAACTATCTATGCACATTAAACACATTGGTACGTATGAGTACGGTTGGGACGATTTCGAGCAACTAGAGGAATAATATGGCTTTTACGACATATAGTGACTTAAAGACTACGATTGCTAGTTACTTAGCTCGTAGTGATTTAACAGCTATGATTCCTACGTTCATCCAGTTGGCTGAATTACGTCTGCGTAGAGAAATCAGAACTCGTCAAATGTTGGTTGTAGCTACAGCAAATACGACAGGTGGAGACTCTACCGTAGGATTACCTACTGACTTCCTAGAGATGCGTGATATTCACGTTAATACTAATCCTATAACGACACTAGCTTATAGTGCGCCTAACTCGTTTTATAACTCTTACAGGGCTACAGAATCAGGTAAGCCTACTGACTACACTGTGTTAGCGACAGAGCTTCAATTGTCTCCTGTTCCTGATTCAACTTATCAGCTACAAATGCTCTACTACGCTCAGCCGTATTTCTTGAGCGACTCAAATCAAGGTAATGTATTCTTAACTAACTTCCCTGATGCGTTGCTGTACGCTGCTTTAGGCGAGGCAGAACCGTATCTAATGAATGATGCAAGATTACAGACTTGGGCTAGTTTGTACGATAGAGCAATATCATCAATAACGATAGCAGACCAGAGCAGTGAGT